AGTTGTCGATCCTCCAGTTGTCGATCCTCCAGTTGTCGATCCTCCAGTTGTCGATCCTCCAGTTGTCGATCCTCCAGTTGTCGATCCTCCAGTTGTCGATCCTGGTGTTTTATTGTCTGATGTATCAGTAACATGTTCTACACTATAAATAAAAAAAATATATATAATTATAAAAGTTAGTGTAATATTAAATATTAATTTTAATGTCATATAATATTAAATAGAAAATATTATATTAAAATAATTATTAAAGTTTATATCACTAAAATATTTGATTGTATAATGCACAAATAATTATAAATTTTTATTTTACACATTTGACATTTTCACTTTCATAAATAATAAATTACAAAATAAATTCTTTAGAATATATACCATCCCATAATCCAGTATTTATTCTACGATTTACAATTAGTGTTTCTGGTTTATTTATATCGCCAGTAATTAGTTCAACAATTGTATCATTCATTCTTTTGGTAAAAGATGGTATCCGAGTATTAAATAATTGAATTTGCGATATATTATATTCACCTTCTAAATCAATCTCAAGTTGATGTAGCGGATTTTTACCTTCACCTTGATATCCATTCAAATACATATCCCCGCTATACGTTGTCCCAGTCTTATCCTCATTCATAATCGATATTTTACCATTTGTAATATTAGTTGGATTATATACAAAACTTTTACCATCAAATCCTATAATACGAGTACCACTTTTCCATATAACATTTTTACGTAAAGCTATATTTGTACCTGTATCATCAAATACTCTTATTTCAATTAGCGCCCAATCACTTTCAATAAATGATGTGTCTGTTGCAGTTGAAGTCGTAGATTTTGTAGTTGAAGTCGTAGATTTTGTAGTTAAAGTCGTAGATTTTGAATTCATACTTGCAAACGCTGACGCTAAGCCCTCATTAATACGTTTATAATCAGTTTCAGTAAAAATATCAGTTGATTTCATATTACCAACACTAATAAATCTAGCTCTATTTTTTCTTGTTAAAATATTATTAATATCTCCATTAACTGTTAAATTACCTTGAATACTAACATCACCACTACCCACCCACTCTTTTCCTACAATAAGCCCATTTTTATTTAATATATATAATATTTCATTACCTGTTATATGTTGTCTACCTGCAGATTTAATTGTATGTGCTTCTAAATTACCTTTTAACGTTAAATTATTTCCAGTAATATTACCATCTTTATTAATTTGTGCATTTATTTTTGTTTCATCCGGTCCAAATCCCATATTACCTTTAACTTTTAAATTACCTGGAATATTAACATCACCGCTATCATATAATTCTAATGACGGTGTATATGTAGATGTATTATTAGCTGGTGTTCTAGAAAATGATAATTTATTATCATTTTTAATAGTACCATTACTGTTCATATTAGAAATAGACCATTGTAAGGCTTGGTCATTACCTAATTTAAGTGTATTTATGAGTTTAAGATGAACTGGATTATCAGTACTTGACACTATACCTATGCTTCCGTTATCTACATTTAAATTACCACCATTAAGTAATCTTAAATTATCTTTTGAAATTAAATTATTTCCAGTAATAGTACCATCTTTATTAATTTTTGCATTTATAGTAGTTCCATCCGGTCCAAAACCCATATTACCACTAGCATAACCATCAATAAATCTTAATCCACCTGTCCACTCAGTAGGCATATTTTATGGATCTAAATCATTTGTTGCTAGGGTTTTTTTTATTTTTAATTATCCAGGAAAATCTAATTTATCACCATTATTTAATTTAGCTGCAACATCACCTAAATTTCTAATAGCTTCAACATCCGCAAGATAAATCCTTTCAACGGCGTCTGTTATTTGTTTATCTGTATCCGATACATCAGTCGCATGTTCTACATTATAAATAAAAAATATATATATAATTATAATAGTTAGTGTAATATCAAATATTAATTTTATTGTTATATAATATTTAATAGAAAATAATTATTAAAAAAGTTATTGTCATATAATATTTAAAAAAGTTATTGAAAAATATTTATATCAAGTATTTATAATTATAAATAAGCACCTATCGATTCAGGCATCTCAACAATATCCATTTTATAATAATGTTTCATTTTATTAAAAGTTTTAATATCTGTAGCATCTGACATTTTAACCATTGTTATTGCAACACCTTTTTTATCAAATCTACCACAACGCCCAATTCTATGTACATATGTTTCTTTATTAATAGGTAAATCATAATTAATAACCATATTAACTTGTGGAATATCAATACCTCTTGATAATAAATCTGTAGTTAATAATAATCTGGTTTTTCCATCACGAAAATCTTTAATAACTGAATCACGTTCAGCTTGTGTCATATTTGAATGTATTACAGTAATTGTAAAATTATTTTTTTTTAATTGTTCTTCTAACCATTCTACCTTTCTGATTGTATTACAAAAAATTATTGTTTGAGATGTTGATACTAAATTATATAAATCTAATAATGTATCAAATTTTAATTCTTCAGTTTCAACATCTAAATAAAATTGACTAATTAAATCAGTAATTATTTCATTGTTTTTAAGTAAAATTTTAATTGGATCATATTGAAATTGTTTACTTGCATTAAAAACATTTAATGACATTGTTGCTGATATTAATACAATCTGAATACCACAAGGTGCTTTATCAAAAATATAATGTATTTTATCACTAATTCCATCAGATAATAAATCATCAGCTTCATCTAATACTACAAATTTAATTTTATGTATATTTATTTGTTTTTCTTCAATCATATGTGAAATTCTGCCAAGTGTTCCAATTACTAGTGATGAAACTTTTAAATCTGTACGATTTTGTCTAACATCCGAACCACCAATACACTTTGTAATTTTAAAATCTGTATATTTTGTTAAATTACATGCAACTGCATATACTTGATCTGCAAGTTCTCTAGTAGGGGTAATAATTATACCCTGACATCCTTTTTCTTTTGATTCTAGTCTATTCATAACACCTAATAAATATGTTGCTGTTTTACCTGTTCCTGACTGTGATTGTAAAATACAATCTTTGCCAGTATTTATTGACCCAATACCCTTTATTTGAATTTTAGATGGTTGTGTAAAACCATGTAAATATACACCTTTAAGTAAATCTGCCTTTAAATTTAAACTATCAAAATTATCTGTATCTATTTCCATTATTATTAATATTAATATAGTCTCTAAGTATTTTTAATAAAAAAAATTGATTTACATATATATTGAAGTATAGTGATATATATTAGTAATGGCTACTTATTCAAACAAAGACATGACAACTAACTATACCGATGTTAATGTATCACAATTGAATTTTACTGATCTTGAAGACAATCAACGCTCAAAAGGACAAAAAATTGCTTATATTAGATATACCGACAAATCAAATAATGAGATTCCTCTCTTTATTCAGTTTCCTTGGGTGTATTTGGGTTCTGGTGGTATTCCTCGTATTGGTGAATATTATACAGATGATTCACAGCGAGGTTTTGTAAAGGTTCCACTTGATCAATCAATTCCAGAAATCAAGAAATTTAGTGAATTGTTGCAACAAATTGATGAAAATACTGGTTCTGATGCGTTTAAAGAAAAAATGTTTGGTGCCAAAGCATCAAAATATCAGCTTCAACCAATTTTTAGACTTCCACAAGAAGATGATGGTCCTAAAGATCCAAATAAAAAAGATTATGGTCCTAGACACCCATATATGAAACTAAAAATTGATACAACATATCCTGATAATAAAGTGAAATCAATTGTATTCAAATCTGTTCTTGATGCTAATGGAAAACGAATTCGTACTAAAGTAAATGATATTGTTACAATTGACGATATTGCAGCACAGATTTGTTTCATGTGTAAATTTCGTGCTATTGGTCGACCAGTAAAACTATGGGCACAAGCAGCAAATAAAAAAGATCCAACTTATGGATTAACATTTAAAATGTCAAAGGTAGAAGTTGAACCACCTGTCAAATCAAATTCTAATGTTAAACAATATCTAGAATCTGATGAATTTCTAGATTCTGATGATGAAACTGAAACTATTAAAACAACTATCCCGCCAAATATTAAGCCAGTTGCTAAACAAACAGCTTCTAAACAAACAGCAGTAGCTGAAGTAGATTCAGAATCTGATGATTCAGATGATTCTGATGAAGAAGTTCAAGTTGTTGCAAAACAGGTTGAAGAATCTGATGATGATTCAGATGATTCTGATGAAGAAGTCAAACCTGTTAAGAAAGCTACACAGAGTACAAAAGGTGGAGCAAAAAGTAAAAAAGCAAGTGTTTAATATATTTAATTTAATTTAATTTAATTTAATTTAGTTTAATTTAAGATATCCAAAACTTAAAAACATTTAAGGAATATTTATTTATATTAGTAATATAAACCATATTATGAATTCTCAAGAACCATTGAAAACTAGTAATATTGAATTTACAAAAATTGTTTATCCTAAATTTAGATCTAATAAAAATAAAAAAATTATTTTAGTAAAATACAATTATAAAAATTTTGTTTTTCAAACACCAACACTTATAAATGTTTCAACATCTGAATTTGCTAATGGTTATTCAGAGTTAGAAGTTGCTTTACATGGAAAAGGAAAAGACCAACTAAAAATTAATAATTTTATAAAATTTTTAAATGATTTAGAAGATAAAATTAAATTAGATGCACAAGATAATGCATCAAGTTGGTTTAATATTAATGATAATCAAACAATTAATTTTCAAAAAATTATTCGAGAATCTGATAATTATCCAAATGGAACAATTAAAATTAAAATTATTAATAACAACGATTTTAAAACATTGCTTCAATTAAATAATAATAAAAAAATAGATATAAGCTCAATACCTCAAGAAGCTTATTGTAAAATGATATTAGAATGTTATGCAATTTGGATTAATTCAAATAATGATTTTGGTTTATTTTTTAGACCAGTATTAGTATCTTTTTCACCAAAAGATGTATATAATTATAAATTTTTAGAAGAATCAGATGAAGATAATGATAATGATTTTGAAATGCCTGATACTGAAGTAAATAATAATATATTTTTAAAAATTGGTGATACAAATAAAACCATATTACATAGTTGTGCAAAGCACGACTGTAATGCAAAATCATATGATTCTACATCACAATTAGATTTACAAGAATTAGTTAAACAAATAGATAAAAATATATCTGATGATCGATTATCAACATCATCAACATCAACATCCATATCAAAAGAACAAGATAGTTTACAAAATTTATCAATTATTGATATTGATAATAATAATAAACAGTTTTTTGGTAATTCAAGTTCTGATAATGATTACGAAGATAATAGTCAAATTGATGCAGAAACATCAGATAATTAAAGTATTTAATGATTTAAAGACGTACTAAATAATAATATATATATGTAAAATAGATGACTATTTTGGAATCTACAAAATTAAATCAAGAAGTTTTTAAAAATATAAAAATAACATCTCATGAAAATATGATAATGAAATCACAAGAAAAATTTTATGAAAATCCTGATAATATATCATTATTTATTCCAATAGTAAATTCAGAATCAATAATTTCAATTAGATTAATTGATCATTTTGTTACTAAATATTCTAAAGTAAATAAAACATCATATAAAATAAAAGAAAATGATATTGAACAAACATTTAATATACATTCATCATATAAACAACAATTAAAAGCATATCAAAAAAGACATTTTGATCCTTTTAGCAGAGGTGATAGAATACCATATTTTATGGATAATTCATGTATAATTACAACAATAGGTCAACTAAATTTTTTTAGATGGTTTATTTCTAAAAAAATATATAATTATATGTTAATAAATCACGATATAATTGAAAATGATATGAATAATAAAAGTAAATTAGATAAAAAAAAAGTAAAAAAAAATACAAATACAAATATAAAAAATTCTAAAAAATATAAAAATCAAACAAAAATATGTTGTAATAATTATAAACCAAATATAACGAATACATCTAATATATATAACACATCCAATATATCTAAAATGCATAACATATCTAATATGTCTAAATCTTATGATATGATAACAGAACCAAAAATAGACAAAATTGTTGTTTCATTTAGTTTTTAATTTCCTATAAAAATATATCAATATATTTTTATAAAAAATTGATAATAATATATATTATTGATGAAATTTATATATATTAATGCCAAAAAATACTAATACTAAATCTAAAGTATCAAAGTCTAGTAAAAATAAGAATAATAATATTGAAGATACACAATATTATGTCGTTGATACACCCGAATATGTAACAGATACACAATATTATGTTGCTGATACACCGGAATATGTACTAGATGATAAAAGCAGTATTAAGGAATTAAATATTGATACTAATATTATCGATGATGAATCAGATGAAGATCAAGTACAAGTATTAGATGATGACAATACTGATAAAATTGAAGGTGAAGAATCAGATAATGAATCTGAACAATCTACCGAAGATCAAAATCATGATAAGAAAAAAGACAAGAAACATAAAGAATCTTTTGAAAGTTTAACTAAAAGAATTGATATTTCAAGAAATAATATTAAATTAATTAATAAAGAAATTAATGAGCTTGAAAAAATTCTTAAACTAAAACATAAAGAACGAAATGATTATGTACGTCAACTTAATAATACATTAAAACTAATTGGAAAAACTCATTCAGATGAAGTTACAAAAGCACGAAAAGAAAAACGTAAACGTAAAGGCAATATTAATGGTGGTTTTAATAAAGAACAACCAGTACCAGAAATTTTAAGAAATTTTCTTGGATTATCAGAAGATGCAGCAATACCACGTCCTAAAGTTATGCATGAATTACATGTAAAATTTAAAGAATTAGGTTTAAAAGATGGTCAAATTATAACTATCAATAAAGCAACATGTGAAGCACTAAATTTAAAATATAGTGAAGGAAAAGTAATTAAATTTACAGAATTTCAAACATTCCTTGCTTCATTTTATCCAACACCAGTACCAAAAAGTTTAATAACTTTTCTTGAATTATCAGAAAATGCATTAATACCACGTCTTAAAGTTATGGATGAATTAGATGTAAAATTTAAAAAACTAGGTTTAAATAATGGTAAAAATATAACTATTAATAAGGCAACATTACGAGCACTAAATTTAAATGATGATGAAGAAAAAGTAATTAATTTTACAGAATTTCAAACATTTGTTACTTCATTTTATCCAACACCAGTAAAAGCAGAAATTGAATTAACTGTATAAATAATATTTATTTTAATTGTAATAATGACATTCTTGATGATTTAAGTTTTATATATGATTGTTTTACAAATCCAATAGCTGTAATTTTGTTAATTAATAAATTATAATCATTTATTTCACTTAAATCGTTAATTAAAAAATATTCAAATAATAAATACTTTAAAATATAATATGATAATGCAGGTGTTGTTTGTACTATAGCTGATGTCTGTATATTATTATACCAGTTACCCAATTTAAAATGATCATTTAATGCCATTGCTTGATTTTTTACAAAAGCTAATTCAAATTCTAGTAAATTTTTAATTGAAACTCTAGTAACTAATGATAAATATATCAAGTGATAAAAAATAGCCCAAAAATCAGTAATTGCCTCATAATAACTATGAGGACCATTAATATTTAATTTAGTTTCAATATGTATGTGTCTATTATCCATATCAAAATGATGAATTATTTCATGTAAAAGTACTTTTTCAAATTCTTCATATCTCCATACAAATATAATATTTGTTTTAGAATCGCTATATCCACCATTAACATGTTTAACTTTTATAATTTGATTATTATCCGGAAAGTATCTTTCTAAATTTGATAATACTAAAAATATTGTTGATATCTTTTTTGTATTATTTGTTTTGTACTTTATATATTCATTAATAAAAATTAAAAATTTTATTCTTTTAACAATTTTTTTAATTTTTTCAACTGTTGTTTGTATATACATTTTATTATCATTATTATTTATTAAATCTTCAGATATATTATCATTTGGTGTTTTCCATGTAAATTCATATATATTAGGTAAATTAGATAAATCATCTAATAAACTTTTACTATCAACCCAATCAACTTTTGCATATAAATCTATTTTTTTATTTATAATATTTTTATTATCACCTTTTATGTGTTTAATTTTAATATACAAATTTTTATTTCTTCTAATAAAATTTTTAATTCTACTACGTTCCATTTTTAAGGAATGTAATAATATATTATCATTATCAATATTAAATTTAACTTTATAAAATTGTTTAATATTTTTTGAGGTGAAATCACACCAAACCATTATAATATAACAGATATTATCTTATTTTAATTAAGCAATGTTATATAGATATGCAAATAATTGCTCTAAAAATATTTAGAGCGGTGCGTATTTTAAATGCCTGTTTTTAATCTTTATAAATTTTAGGTTTCCTGTGTTTTGATGATTTTTTACTTGTTTGTTTATTTTTATAGTAATCTTTATTATAAGCATAAATAAAATAATTTTTATAGTGATCTTTCTTAATATTTTTTATAGATTTTTTCAAATTTAAAGTTAATTCATTATAATTTTTAGATTTATATAATTTTAAGTAATGTTTCATTTGATTAAAAAAATTTTCGATTGCATTCAATCTTGAATGATAAGGACACGTATATAATAAAAAATTACCACTATCTTTTATTATTTTTTTCGTTGATTCTTTTTTATGAATTTGACCGTTATCTAAAATTATTAATTTATTTTTAACATTATCACATATATTTTTAATAAATTCATTAAATCTATCAGAATTAACTGCACCTTTTTGATATAATGAATAACCTATACATTTTTTATTTGTGATTGCTACAACTAATGAATATTTAGTAAATACTGCATTATCATCTGTTTTTATTATAGTTTCTGAAAGAAACATATACATAAGAACTTTGTTCTTATTATACATCGTTTTCCAATTTCATCTCTACAATAATTAAAACCTAATGAAGTGCTTACTGAAGTTTCATCAATAGAAATAATATCATCCAAGTTAAATTTTTGAGTAACTTTAAAAAATGCTTTCAATTCTGCTTTTTCATATCTTGGTTCGCCTCTATATGTTTTAGGAAAGTGTTCAAATGTTGCTCTTTTTCTGGTTATATTATTGTCTCTTACTAAATCATGTATATATTGCCTTGATATATCTAAATCTGGGAATTTATTTTTAATTAGTTCATATAATACTTTAATATGAATATCATTATTATTTTTTAATGTATCTTTTATAAAATTTATATGTTCTTTTTTTATTTTATATGAACCTAATTTTCTGGATTTTCTATCTACATTATTATTTCTTTCATATTGTTCAATCCATCTTTTTAAACTTCTTTCACTACATTCAAAAATTTTACATACTTTTGAATAATTATTTACTTTATAATAATATTTTACTGCTTTTAATTTCAAATCAGATGATGCTTGACTAACCATAATATAATATAAATTATAAATAAAAAATTGAATATAATTTTATATAAATATATATAATTATATATCATCAATAAAATGAATAAAATACAGTGTAATTGTAATTTCAATTCTTCATTTGCATATATTGTAAATAATATTGATGATGAACTAAAAGATAAAATATATATTTCTGATTATTTATCTAATAATAAATTAAAAAATGATATTAATAAAAATAAAAAAATATTAGTATGTAGTAATGGAAATATATTAATTAAATATGAATCAAAAATAAAAAAATCATATTTTAAACATAAAAATAATTCAACAATGACTGAATGGCATAAGAATTGGCAGGATAATTTTGAAATAACAGAACAACATATTGGTAATCGTATAGCAGATGCAGTCATAGATAATATTGTTATTGAATTTCAACATAGTTATATTTCATACGATGAAGTATTAAATCGTGGTATTAATTATGAATCAAATAAGAAAAGTATCATATGGATAATTGATGCGAATGATTCAATTAAAATTTCTGATAAAATAGGAGATATATATTTAATTCAATTTGTTAAAGATTATTGGAAGTATGAAAATTTTATATCAAATGAATATATATATTTGAATATTGATAATCGTATTTTTAGAGTTAAACCAAAAGAAGTTAAAAGTAATATGATTGATATTAAAGAATATAAAACAGATGAAGAATTTATATTATCATTATATAATAAAAATAATATTTGGAATGATAGTGAAATAATACAATGTATGTTATATCATAATCAACGTGGTGCAGGTTGTGGTAAAACTTATGAGAGTATTCAATTATTGAATAATAATAATCATAAATTTAAAGATAAAGAATTATTTATCTACTTAACAAGAGCTCATTCTGCAAAAGAAGTAATATATAATGAATTAATTGAACAAAAAGAAAAAGGAATACTAGATAATATTATAATTGAACCTGAATTTAATAATATTCAGGGTAAACAATATAAATTATCATATAATAATAAAATAACTAATAAAACATGTATACTAATTATAGGAACAATTGACTCTTTTATGTATGCGATTGGTAATACAAAAAATAGAGATATTGATTATTTTGCAGGTATTGTAAAATCAATTAAAGATGGATATGTAAATACATTAAAATATGGGAGTATTAAATATTCATCTGATACAATTAAATTAAATAAACAATGTTTAATTATTATTGATGAAGCACAAGATTTAGGTCCTGAATACATTGAAGCAGTATGTGTTATAATGAGAAATACATATATTGATGCATATATTATTGGAGATAAATTACAAAGTATATGGGGAGAACATAATATTCATACATTTCTAGAAATCAATGATTTGCCTAATATTATGATAGAAAGAAATACGGGAATTAATCATGTTATGAGATTTCATAATAGTCAATTTCCTAATTTAGTAAATAGTATAATAGACTTTTCTAAATATAACCTACCAAAGATTGAAAAAATATGTGATAGTAAAACCTGTAAATATATTCACGAAGATGATATAAAACCATATAATATACTAGAAGTTCCAACAATTTATGCAGAAGATACTAATGATGATAAAGTTGAAAAATTAGTTGAAAAAATAATAAATTTTATGAATCAAGAAATAGATACATATAATTATTTACCAAAAAATTTTATGTTTATATTTCCAATATTAAAAAAAAATTTTTTAGCAAATAGATTAGAATCAAGAATTCAAGAATTTTGGATCAATAAATTTAATAATAAAAGTTATCAAGATAGTGTTTTAATTAAAAATGACTTTTGGAAAAATAAAAATAATAATGATTATCATAAATATGTTTATCTTCATAAATCAGATGATGGTAAAAGTATTAATTTGAAAGAATCAGAACAAGCGACAAGAATTCTATCTATTCATGCATCAAAAGGTAATGGATGTGAAGTAGTATTTTTATTTGGATTAACTGAATATGCACTTAGAATATATAGTAAAGAAAAAAATAATATTGTATATGAATCACTAATTCATGTTGCATTAACAAGACAGAAAAAATCATTATATATAGGTATTGAAAATAATAATGATGATATTTATAATAGATTTAATAGTTCGTCTACTTGTGATATTGAAGAAGATTATGATATTAAACCAAGATTAGAAGATATTAAATTAAGTTATAAATATAACAAAATATTAGAATATATACCTAATATACCTAACATATTTAAAAATATAGATAGCACTTATATTAAACCAAATAATTATGAATCATTAATTTTAGATAGTGATAATAAAAATATTATAGATTGGGGTCATCATATAATTAGAAATTATGTATTTAGATATTATATAAAATATTATATTAATAATGATTTACAAAATAATGGTAAACAACTTAATGCTATACTTTATAAAATATCAAAAATGCAAATTTCATATTATACACATAAAGATTATTATAAACATATTACTAATAAGCTTAAAAGAGAAGATGAAATTTTAATTCTATCATTTATTTCAAATGAACAACAAAAATATCATAAATTCAAAAAAATATTAACTAATTTTATTGAAAGGATTCAAAAAAAAATAATTAAATCTTTAGATAAGAATTTATTACCATCACTATGTCCATTAGAAATTATTATACTATACTATATTATATTAATACGAGATGATGGTAAATTTTCAGAATTGACTATAATGGATGTATATTCTATATTATATTGTTATGATGAATGTTATGTTGTTAATGATAATCATGATAATATGTGTAAATGTTGTTGTAAGGATAGTTTTACTAGTACTAATACTAATAAATATAGTGATATACAAGCAAATATAAATAAACATTATGAAAAAACATTGCAAATTAAAGAATTATATAATAATTATAAAGATGAATTACAAAAATATGACAAATATAATGAGTTTAAATATCATATGAATCATTGTATAAAATTAGGCGATAATCATGATAATTATGATAATTTTAAAATTTATAATAATTGTGAATTAATAGCATATTCTAAAAAATATGTAATAAATTTTATAATTAAACCGCAATTTAATAAATTGAATTTTTATGAAATTATGTGTTCTGGTATATTAAATAAATATTTATTATTAAATCCTTGTTCAAAATCTAAAAATTATGATAGATATAATGATAAACAAGTTATTACATGTATATTAACATTAGATTCAGTAAAACCAATATTTATAAATTTTAATATTAATAAGAATGATATTATTATTAAAGAAATAATTAAAAATTATTTGATAAATGAATCAATAAACAATCATATAATTATATATAGATTTTATCAATATTGTAAATTAAATAAACCTAAAGATACAAATAGTATTACGCATACATATAATAAATTACGTGAATATATGGCTGATAGATATAATATACCAAAATATATTGAAGACTATTTATATGATATTAATAAAGAAGTAGATATATGTAAAAAAGAAAGACGAAATAAATTATATATTGAAGATAATGTTCTAATTAAAATAAATAATCATGATATATTTATGTATAATATTAATAAAGAAGTAGATAAATCTATTAATAACTATTTATGTATTAAAGATGAAAATACAGAAGATATTTTAGAAGATTTTTAATATTTTTATTTAAACATTTCTTTAGTTATTATAATAAAATGAATATACCTTATAATATCAATATTGAAGAATTAATTAATGAAAATAATCAACTTAAAACACAAATAATAGAACTAACTAACCATCTTAAAAAATATACGGCACATAAAGGTGCAAAAACTTATTATCAAAAAAATAAAGATATTATTTTAGAAAAAAATAAAGAATATGTTAAAACATATAGAGAACAATTACCATCTGAAAAAATTAAAGAATATAATAAACGAGCATATGAAAAAAGAAAAAATAAAAATAGTAATAATTCTGAAAATAATTAATTTATTCTTATAAAATATTATATAATATTTACTTAAAGAAGTATTATATAATAATGTATTATATATGAGTAAAAAAATTAAAAAACCACCTGATGAAAATCAACAAATATATAGAATGATTAAATGTCCTCTAAAATCAGTTCTTAAAGAATACGATAAATTACAACCTATTATAAATGATATTGTAAAAGATATTAATAAATTTGTTATTATTGGTTATCAATTTATTAGATTATATTTATTAGATAAATTTAACAATAATAAACCATTTCCAACTATTAATAAAAATTTTATATTAGATGTTTTAAAAACAATAGCAACAAGTGAAACTAATAGAGGAAAATCTAATAAAGATACTAATATTAAAAATAAAGATAGTAAAGATGATTTGAAATTATTTTATAAAAATGTATTTTCTACTTTAGTTGATGAAAAATTATCATATTCAAATAAAACTCATATTTTAGAACAAACAGCAAAAGAAATGATAACATGTTTAGAAACTAATATATCAACTCATTTTATTAAACATTTATTTAGATATATTAATTGTTTGTTTAAAGATCCA